GTAACGCGGCTGTAATAGCGGGGATTGCTGCACTCATTATGTTATCCTTGCATACAAAGCACAATCACGCCCGTCGGGACTGTAATGGCTCATTCGTTCGCATTCCATTTTAAAACCTAACATCTTAGCCCAACGGTGCGCTTCAGGAAAATCACAGTCAACTGTCATTTCTATTCGTTGAATATAACACCCATCAAGAAATCTTTTAATTGTACGGTGCGCGCGTAAAAAATTTTGCGGCGTTGATTCAGCTAAAAAAGCCCATGCCATTGCTCTGTTGTGCCACATTGACACAACCCCCGCAGCGCCAATAGGTTCTCCATCAACAAACGCGGTGTAACCCGGAGTAGCTTCAAGCGCTTTGCCTTGTTCAAATGTAACCCAATCACTAAGATACGCTTGCATATCTTGTAATTTTATAACAGCTAGATGTTCTGCTTTAAACGGTACAATTTCAAACATTACCGATCCTCTACGCGTAATTGTGGCATTATAGCTTCAATTATCACAGGAAAAGGTTGTGTTTGCCGATAATAAAAATGATTGTCACCGCCATATTCACCTTCCCACGCTAATTCGTGATCGCCCGTAAAAAGAGGAACTGCGGTGTCCATCGCGTCACCACCTTCGCGCAATACCAACGTATCAAGACTTGAAGTGTCTGGCCCCATTGCGCCGCCTAACGTCTGTAAAAAACGTACAATAACACGATGAAAGCGCGTTACCTTACCCTGCGCCGTTCCGTCGGCTGCGCCTACGTCATACCGTAATGTTTCAAAATCTGACGTGTACGCCAAACCCACATGAACTTTCGAGGCGGCTCTGTCTAATGTTACTGCACCTGATGCTACTGTTTTATCTGCGTGAGCCGCGCCTTCTGCAAGAATTTGAACCGATTGCCCTTCTAAATGATCAAGTCCTGAAACACTTGTGCTGCGTTCGCGCGCTTTACCGCCAGATACATACGTTGTGAAAGCTGCGCTAGTTATAGCGTGTCTAATATCGCCACCTAACGTGTACGTAGTGTAGCTTGAACTATTAATTCCTGACAACTGAAACGTGTTAGTTGTCACGCCAGCAACAGTAAAACCTAACCCATTAAGTTCTGTCATACCCCCCACGTTAAAAATCCCAATCTGGTCGCCGTTTGTTAACCCGTGCGACGGCGCAGTAATAACCGCAGGATTAGCTTCTGTAGCACCCGTAATTGTTGCAGATAGTTTTGTGTTACTAAACAATTCAAATGTGTTAGTAGCTTTTTCACCTATCACATACGAAAGTTTATTAAGTTCGGTCATACCAACTACCTCTGTTATTCTAACATCATCCCCATTAGAAAACGTATGACTAGAAACAGTAACAACTGCGGGGTCCGCTCTTGTGACTGCTGTAATAACTAATGGCGCATCTAATGATAACCCACTGTCTACAAAAAAAGCATCTTCTTGATCTCGGCCTTCATCCCAATGCGGTTTTAAATACTCAATGTAACGTCTTACGGCTCCATTAATATACCTCTGCACTACCATATACAGTTCATCAGCCGTGCCTGTTGTATTCGGGATAACGGTGATACTTTCTACTTTAGCTTGTGTAGTTCCTGCATCACTTGTGCCACCAATACTGTGTCTGGACCAGCCAACAACTTTTTGATCGCGGTCATACGTTAAACTCAGTAATGTTCCATCTACTAATGATGCCCACACAATGCTTTGAGGTTCTGTCTGATACGTTATATCGACTACCCCTGTTCGACTAACGTGTTCTGCAACTAACGTTAGATCAGGCGCTCTAAAACCGTCGTCTTCAAAAACATACGCTAACTCTCTTACTTTTCGTAAAGCGCGTTGCACAAACAACACTGCGCGTCCTGCGCGAATAGGTTGAATGTTTCCACTGCCATATGCTGAAGATCGTTTACTTTGTACGTTTGCGGGGGTGGTGACGCCGCCTGTGTCGGAAGGACGTAGTATCCACTCACCGCCCACTGTCCCTATAAGTAAACCTTTTTCATCATCAGTAATCCAACGTATTGCATTAACGGTATCTGCTGACAAATTATTAGTTACTGCGTTGTCATCAACTACGGTAGCGTCCAGTTCTGTCGGCGCAAAATTTTCAAAATCACCTGTTCGACTCATATCAACACGTTGAGGGAAATCGGTGCTACCTGCAAAACATAAACGGTTTTGATGAAATGTAACTACACTGGGATAGCCTGTGGTTGCCGACCATACACCTAAACGCCAATTAATAGTAGCCGTAGTAGCAGACGCGTTAGGCCCGTCAATAGTAGCTGTAACGTGTGTTGTGTCAGCGCGCGCTGTAATTGTTAAAAAAGTTTGATTAGCGGCTGCGTCTTTCCATCGTATTAACCGCCCAATATCTGTTGCTAAAAAACCGCTGCCACCGTTTATACCTGTTACTGCGGACGCTGTAACGGTAACAGACCCACTAGTTGCAGATAGCTCTAGCGTAGTTGTTTCAACATTTGTATTAAGAAAAGGCCCGTCAGAAAACGTTATATCTGTAATTGACCATGCGGTATCTGACGTTCTAGAAATTTTACGCGGTTTATGAGAAGGATGAACTACATATAAAATGTCGGCACTTTGAGCAAATTTTAACTGAAACAATTGGGCTGTAGTATACGTAGTGGTTAATTCTATTGTTTGTGCTGCTGTTCCAGCAGAACTATACGCAGTAAAACTGCTAGAATTTATGTTAGTATCGTCAATATCTGTAAGCTCAAAGGTGTGTGTTGCTTTGTTTTTAATTTTGTAATACTTACCATTAAGCTCAGTCATTCCTACTACACTGTCAATGTAAACTTCAACACCATTTGTAAGCCCGTGTGAAGTTGCTGTAATTACGCACGGGTTTGCTGCTGTAGCTCCAGAAATAGTTTTGTTAGCACCTAATATTGCGCCATTATCTTTATAAAAACGACAATACAAATTGCCAAATTCTATGATGTACGCTTGCGTTGTTGAAAACTCAAAACGAAAAATGCGTGTAGAAAGCGAACTAGTCTTAACTTCTTTTATAAAACCTGTTCCGGGTCGTCGTTCTACTGGCCCTTGGACAAGAGGTATAAAATTTAAGCACGTTTTAAGTCCTGTTTTATACCTATCTACGTCGGGTCTTCCATACAACAACGGCGATATTTCACCACCGTTGAAATTGTTTTGTATTGCACTAACTTTTGCCACTTATAATCTCGCATTCAACCAAGTGTCCGTAGGTAATTCTTGCGGCGGGCGTTCGAAAGCACTCACACGACGAGCCTCTTTACGCACTTCTCTATAATGAAATAGCGCTTCTTCTTTCTTCTTATTTGAGTGCGTTACCATTTCTGCAATGTCCATAGCAATACGCGCTATTAACAGGGCCACAAAAAGTTCGTCAAAAGTCTCTTCGTCTGTTATTCTTTTTATATACACAAGATTAATAGGTGAACCTGAATCTGTTAAGATATACCGCCCTTCTATTTGAAAATCATCTTGGATAGGAGTAGAATTTGTACCGTTCGTTGGTAGTATTCTTAGACAGTCAGACGGTATCAAGTATCGTTTAGCAAAACCAAAAATAGGGTCTATACTATCAGACGCTATTTGCACACGTTCTCTCGCAAAACTCCAAGGATGCGCTCTAAGTTCGCTGTCCCTAGCTTGAGTGTATACTCTGTTACACGCACGTCCTGCTGCGGTATCTTCTGTCAAAGATGAAATAGATTTTGAACCAATACGTTGCAACGCAAGATTACAAATACCAACTGCGTCAGTCATTAACCACTCCTATTAAGTAGTAAACGTCACCGCGCCTGATGCGGCTGCTGACCCGCTTATGTACCAGTTGGTCCCGTCACAAAAAATTTCTACTTTATCTCCGGGCAACATTGTGTCGGCTACCCAGTTAATACTGCCTTCAGCAGAAGCGGGAACCGTCGCGCCCGCTACGTTGTAATCACCAAAGATGGTGTTATCGTTAGCGGCGTTGATGACAATGGTGTGATTGCCCCCTGTTACCTGAGTTGCGCCAGCATAGAAAGTGAAATGCAGCCCAGCTTCAACTAATGGAAGTGTTGTCACAAAAGCGTCAGCACTATTTAAAATATAGGTCTTACCTGTCTCTGCCGCCGCAATGACATTAGTGGTTGTAACAATTTCAACAACCGCAGCGTCAATTTTAACAGCCCCATCTTGGCTGGCGTCATAACGGATATGGTAATCACCCGTAACGGGAACCCCTACCGCAGTGGGGAGTTCAGTAATTTTTTTATACGCAAGATCATAATCAGCCATCGTTTTTCCTTAAAGTAAAACGGGGTGTGACTACCGCCACACCCCTTAGTTCAATCAATCAACAACGTACAACATTGTTAACTCAATGGTTCCAGTAGCAGCAGCCCCGGCAATTACAACCGTGATGGGAATACCATCACCGTCTGCATCTACGACACTGTTGCGACCAAGTGCTGATGTAGCAGCAATATCAACCGTAACGATTCCGGTTGACGCAGCCGCAGCTTTGTATTCATCAACGTCAAGAGCAACAACTGTACCAGCAGCGTTCTTATAAGCCGCGTGGCCTACAGAAGCTGTAGTAGAACCGCCAAGAGCGTCATGTACCAACTCGCCCGAAAGGATACGCGCTCCATTCGGAAGGTTAAACATTTCGATTGGGCCAACAGCAAGAGATGCCGCTTCAGCTAATGCGTAAGCGACACGAACTCGCCCAGCACTTTCACTGGTTTTGATCTTCTCCGTTGGCGTGTTCTGATCCCACTTGGTTTTTTGGACGCTATATGTAGTAGCCATTTTTAAGCCTCCGAACAAGTGATGGCGACGACTTTTTTCTCTTCAACTCGCGTAGCGCCAAAGGTTCCTTTGACATACACTTGCGTTGAATAAGACTTGTCGGCACGATCAGAAATCTGGACACTAATGTCGTTCCAGAGTCCAAGGTGAAGGCCAGATTTAGCCCAGCAAACGGCTGTGCGATCTGTGCCTGAAAGAGCCAATCGTTGACTGTCAATAAAATTGAAGCCCATGAATGACTTGATACGACCATCAACAAGAACAGGTTTATTAGTAAAATCTAAACTAATAGCTTGAGTCTGTCCTAAAAGATCGTCGTGTTGTTGTGCGCCAATAGCGCAATACAACGGCTCATTGTCTACATCAACTTCAGCAGCAATTAACAACTGCATTGCTTCCCGAAGTTTGACGATTGTAAGACCGCCCGCTGTCGTACCCGCTGTTTGACCAGCAGGGAACGTTGTGGACGTTGTTCCGTCTTCGCCTGTTTTAGACGTGGCGGTAGCCGCCGTAATGATAAGGTCGTCCATTGCACGTCCCAAGGCCATAGCACCATTAATAGCATAAGGCGAGGTAGGATCAGCAATAATACGCAACTTATCTTGATCGTCAATGAGATCTGCCCATTCGTAGTCTGTGGGAAAAACCCATCGTTTATCGTGGGGGGTTTCAATAAGTGGTGTGTCAGCATGACGTGTAGTTTTGGCTTGCGCTGTAACTGCACCGATTTGGTTGACGGCTGCGCCGGACTTACCGTGATAGCTGTCTTCCATTACCGCACCACGAAATTTAGACCCTCGTTGTTGAAGCAGATGCTCAACAGTAGATTTATAGTCAATAATTGACCAGTCTAGTATTTCGTTTGACATAGGATTTACCTTCCTTCTGTCGTTAAAACAAAAGCTGAAGGCTTGTCCGCTGATGCGGGGCCAATACTAAGGCTTTATTGTCGGCCTAAAAGGTTATCGACGTTGCCTGTTCTACACCACAGGGTGTGCTTGATTTTTATTATTGCCACAAGTGTTGTGTGATTGCAATAGTGTTGTGTTTAAACATTGCCTTTCAACGTCAATTTGGTCTTTTGTTTTGGCAACTCTACAATCTTCGCGCCCTCTTCAATATACTTAAAATACAGTTCTGCTATTTCTAACGTTTTCTCTGGCGACACGCCATGTGTTAACGCCAGTTTTAACGCTTCAAGACGAGCCTGTTTCATTACACAACTCCACTAACTAAGCGCGCCAGCGCAGACTTCTTCTCTACTGCTGCCTTGTGTCCGGGGTGCGTCCTATCTAACCACGCGCCCATAAACTCTTTGTTCATCGACAACTCTGACAATTCTGTCCGCGCCTGATCTGGTGTTTTGTGATTAGGTATAACACTTTCCCCACCATCAAAATCGTGGTCGCCTATCTTAGTGTTTAAACCATCTACAAATTTCATAGCCTCTACTGGCCCCATAGAACTGTGTAGACCTTTAAGTTGATCTTCTGTAATTCCTAATTTTTGTGCGGCAAGGTTAATCCCCGCAACTTTTAAATCATACGCTGCCCCCCACTCTTTTTTCAATGCGACTTCCGCGTCTGCTCCTGAAATAGAGGCCGTGTCTTGTTGTTGTTGTATAGTGTTTGATAAATACTCTGCGTCAGCTTCAGCAAGCCCTGTAAATTGTTCGTCCGTAAGCCCAAGCGCGTGTGCTTTTGTACGCATCATAGTTAACCGTGTGTCATCTTCTGAGCCTTCAGGTAATGCTACTGAATATTGTGAAGCCTCTTCAGGTCGTCCTAATTTGTTGTAAAAAGTTGCGTGTTCTTCTGAAGACGCGTCATCACCTAATAAAGTAATAGTGCGACCTGCTTTATCAGCGCCCATTAACTTTTCAAGATTATGATAACTTCCAAGAACGTTTTCAAAATTACCGTTTTGAAGTCCTTTAGCTTCAGCCCACGCTTTTGTGTTGGGGTCGGTAACTTGATCTAACCATGTAGGTGGTGTTTGTGGTGTAGTGTCTACGCTTGTCTCGTTAGAGGGCGCGGGTGTTGATTCCGCTGGGTTGCCCGTTTCAACGGACCCTGCTTCTTCAGTCATGTTTTACTCTCCTTGTGGATTAAAATACGCCTGAAGCTCATCTTCAGACAAATTGAGATGTTTTGATATACGGAGCCACACCTCACGGCGTCCTTGTAAAATTCCTTCGGCACGAGAGTCTGGCGTAAACGTGCTTTCATTTGCACGGCAAAATTTAGCCAAATCGGTTAAAACTTTTTCGCCGTACATTGTTTTAAACGTTTTACGGTACGCCTGTCCACGAGTAACAAGAAAGTCCCGCACTTGTTGTGTCAACTGAACCACGCTACTCATCTAAAACATCCCCTATAATTTTACCCGGCGGTACGCCAGTTTTAAAAAGTTCTTTAATAGCATTTAAAGCCGGAATTGCTTTAGGGCTGCTTCGTTTTATTTGGTCAATTTCAGAGTTTTCAGGAAGTAATAAATGTTGCACTATTCCGTCTGCCCAATACCCGTTTAAAAAATTATCAAACGTACTAAAATTGCTACCTGAAAATTTACCTTTAAAATCATTTTCATATCGTCGTTTAGCTAAAGCCAAAGAATTTCCACTAAGATTATTAACAACCTCTTTTTGCAATTTTTTAAAATCAGGGGAAAATTCGCGCGCTGCGTGAACCATATCATTAATAATAGTGTCGGCTACTCCCCCTTCAAGTTTTCCAGAATTACGTCCAATCGTAATTGTTGGTTTTCCCGGCATAGGATTGTCAAGGCTGTCTGCCTCAACGTACTCACCATAACCCCCTTTATTTTCAGTTTTTGTCGGGGCTATATTGATCTTATCACGAAACTGTTTAATAAAAGGAAACCGTTTTTCTGCTGCTGTGCGCTCCTCTAAAAACTTATATTCTGCCATTTAATTTAACGCCTTCATTACTCCGGCAGCAGCGGGCGCAGCTTCTAACATTTGTTGTGTTTGCTGTTGTTGCGAACGATTTTCACGTATCTGAGCAACTTCTTCTGGCCCCCGCATCCATGACGGCGGTACTGCATTAATTTCAGCAAGTTGTTGGTAAATTACATCAGAATTAAATTGATCTAACACAGATAAATCTTGGGTAGTGTTGGCGTAAGCGATTGCCGCTTCTAGTGTGCGAAGCCAGCCTGATGCTTCTTCAGCCCGTTGAGAACGTGACAACGGACTGTCGTACTCAACCTCAAATTCGCCCTGCGCTTCAATTAAAATGTCAGGCATAGGCGCAAGAAGCCCTTGCTTTGTCATAACATCTAATTCGCGCTCTATCATAGGTCCAAGCATCTCGCTTTGCTGCCGCCCCATTGTAGGTGACAACAACGCACCTTTTTCTCTAGCCCGTTCCAACACTTCTGTTGCAGTCATTGTCGGCGTATCAACTAAAATCTGAAATAAACTAACTAAAAATCCGTCATTTATTATCTTACGCTCCATGTCCATTAACTCTTGCCCTGCCGCAAGATTACCTACAGGCAACGCTTGAACAAGCGCGCGCCCTTCCGCAGATACACCACCGGGGTTTACCGCACCCGGTTTCATGCTGAACGTGTCAAGGATACCGTCGTCGTGCGACAACAACACAGGCGCAATAGCCCGGTGGCCTTGCGTCAACATGGTCTTCTTTTGCTCGTTCAATACTTTAATGCTTGGTAGAACAAACATTGCGGGCGACCTGCCGTAGACCTCGCCGGGGCCAGTAACATACCGTGATACTTGGTAGGGGAACGTGTCGAACCCGCCTTCGCTCAAAAGATGCCCCCCGTCAACACAAACATAATACGAGACAAACGGTTTACCGCGCTTGTCCATCTTCCCACTTTCTACTTCAATACGCGGACGAATACAGTGAATAATTTCATACCGTTTTTCGGGTTTGTCTTTCACCGAACCCATAACAGAGTCAGGAAGACTGTCCCAACGTTTAGTGTCAACACGTTGTTGCATCTGTCGTGCGGTTAGTGAAAATTTACGATACGCCGTATCTACAATACCTTGATGATTGTTTTCAAATAACAACTCTCTTAAATCAACAGCTTGATACCGCAACCCGCCAAGATCATGGGCATCGACAAACATTATGGCTGTGCCGAACGCACCCAACCCCATGTATATCTCATGTTGTTGACTTGCGTAGTTTGCTTTAGGTGCGTAACGGTGACGGAACAATCTGTTGGTCGTATCCTCGAACCATAGTTTTACATCACGGTCTGCCGCAAGCGTAGGATCAGACGGCACTACCCTGTGCCATTTCTGTGTGCGCGGCGTTAACATACTCTCCATTGCAGCAGCAAAACGTTCTAACGCAAGACCCGCTGTACTATCAATCATTTCAGAGGTACGCTTGTCGCCTTTTGTCAAACTACTGTCGGTACTCGTCATAGAGTTTGCATAGCGCGGGAGAACTCTATCGGCTATCTCTTCCCAATGACTTTTCCACGTCGCCCTGCCCGCCTCTAGTTGGTCATACCGTTCAATAACCCC